GTTAGAGGACAAGTGGAGAAAGCATATCGAGCTGCAAACCGAAATGATTAACCTAGTGAGAGAGTACGGACTAAATACCGACAAAATCAAAAGCGACATGAAGCGACAAGTATTCAACAAACGCAGATCGGCACAAGTGGCCGGAGCTAAAGTCTTCAACGAGGACACGGTGACAATCCATGAAGAAATGGAAAGCAACAGCACCGACATGATTTTGACATCCATTCCGTTCGGGGATCATTACGAATACTCCGACAATTACAACGACATGGGGCATAATCACGGCAATGAGAATTTCTTCAAACAGATGGATTTCTTAACCCCTAACCTTCTGAGAACTTTGAAGCATGGGAGAGTTGCCGCTATTCATGTGAAAGACCGCATTCGATACAGCTACCAAAACGGCACGTCATTTACCACGATAGACGACTTCTCAGGCAAAACGGTAGCTCACTTTGTGAAGCATGGATTCTACCTTATTGGGAAGATCACGGTTACAACCGATGTAGTAAGGGAGAACAATCAAACGTACCGCTTAGGATGGTCTGAGCAATGCAAAGACGCGTCAAAGATGGGAGTAGGATTGCCTGAATACATTCTACTCTTTAGAAAGGCTCCAAGCGATAATTCAAACGCCTATGCGGATGAGCCTGTATTTAAGACAAAGGCAGAATATAACCGCGCTAATTGGCAGTTAGATGCACATGCTTATTGGAGAACTGACGGGAACCGTTTTATCAGCTCTGAGGAGCTTAAGACAATGGAGATGGGGACAATGTTTAATGCTTGGAAAAAGTTCAATAAGAACAACATCTACAGCTTCCGAGAGCATTTGCAGACTTGTGAAGAGTTGGACGACAATGGCCGTTTGAGTGCTTTGTTTATGACATTGCCAACACATTCAAGTCACGAGGGCGTGTGGACGGACATTAACCGCATGTGTACATTGAATGCCAATCAGGTGAACCGTAAGCGTGAGAAGCACATCTGCCCTTTGCAGTTAGATTTGATTGAGCGGCTTATTAACCGCTTTACGATGAAGGGCGAGCTTGTGGATGATCCGTTTGGCGGCCTGTTTAGTACGGCTTACAAGGCTATTGAGATGGGACGTAATGCTATTAGTACGGAGCTGAATCCTGATTATTATGATGACGGCTTATTCTATTTGAAAAGTGTTGAATATAAAGTCAACGTGCCTACGCTGTTTGATTTGATCTAGTGTATCTTTGACCCGTTGGAAGTGACGCTCCAACTTCAATGATAAGGAATGAAAAAACAATCTTACAAGTCCCTTCCCGCGGAAGCAAGCACAAAGGCTACCTTATCGGCCAATGTGCTTCCGAGTTGTCAGCTCGGCCGCAGGAGGGGCTTTGTCTTTTATGGATATGCAGCAGCGTGACATGGTGCGCGAACTGATTGTAAAGGGTGGTATTTTAAGAATGCACCCCGATGAAATCAGACAGATAGTTTCAGAACTGCCGTACATGGGTTTTCCTATTTGGGAGGCTTGCGCCCACTCAGAGTATTTACTTTCTGTTGTTCGATTACAGGAAATTGACATACAGAATAAGATTGCAGCACTTTTGAATAATTCGATATGAGCGGTTGGGTGAAGCTCCACAGGAGCCTGTTAGAATGGGAATGGTGGGATGATCACAACGCCACACGGCTTCTTATTTATCTTCTTCTTGCTGTTAACCACGAGCCTAAGAAATGGAAAGGGGTGGAAATCGAGGCGGGGTCTATGGTGATTTCTTGGGAAACTTTGAGTAACGCGGTACTTCTTACACCTCAGCAATGCAGGACAGCAATGGCCAAGCTTGAGCAATGCGGAGAGATAACAAGGAAGGTAACAAACAGATTTCAGCTTGTAAGCCTTGTAAAATGGGGAAAATTGCAGTCAGATAACAAGCGGGTAACAGGCAAACGAACAGACAAAGAACAGACAGATAACAGGCAAATAACAACAACTAAAGAAGTTAAAGAAATTAAAGAAGGGGAAGAAGTAACGCACGCGCAAAAACTTTTGAATTGGTTAGATGAAAATTGCCCTGACGTTTGCAAAATGAAAGAGCCGCTTACCAACGATCAAGCGCAAAGCATAATCGACAAATACCCAAACCCCAACTTCGTAGCCAAGACCTTTCAGGCAATGGACAATTACAAACCGCTCAAGCAAAAAAACAAGAGCGCGTACAAAACATTCCTCAATTGGGCATCACGCGACTTTGAAAGCTACAAAGAGGCCAACGGAAACCTACCACAGAAAAAGCGGATATGAAAGAAGTGAATCCAGAACACGTTTGCGTAGCTACTGCGCTGACTTTCCCGAAATACCATGATGAACTGTTCGAGGTAATAAACTCACCAATCTACTTTGAAGATGAAGATTGCCGCGAAATCATAAAAGCGTGTATCGCGATTCGCGAATTGGGGAGAACGCCAGACCTAGTTTCTGTCGCGGAGAAATCAAAGGTCAATCCGAAAGTAATTTTTTCATACACCTCCCTAGATTATTTCTATGAATGGCAGAATGCAGCCCTAACAGTTCGAGAACGCTGGATGTTCCGGAAATTCAAAGAGGCTTGCGCAAGGGGCATTGAAGCAGACTATGAAGATATTTTCGATCTACTCACAGGCCACAGCGAAGAGGTTAACGCGATAGTGTCAAGCGTTGACACGCTCAAGACAGAGAAGATCCAAGACATAGCGATTCAGGCAATCAACGACATTGCGAAACTGAAGAACAACGAGATCACGGGTGCGCCTTCGGGCATTTACAAGCTAGACACTCACACGCGAGGCTTCCAACCTTCCGACCTCGTTATAGTTGCCGCTCGCCCAGGGATGGGGAAAACGGCTTTTGCATTAAACGCGGGGAGGGCATCAGCACAAAAAGGCACGGTGCTATTTTTCAGCTTAGAGATGAGTGCTATCCAATTAGTCAAAAGGATGCACGCTCAAGACGGAAGGGTGACAATGGATGAGATATTCAAAGACAGCCCGAGTGAATCAAAGTGGCCAATCCTGATGGAGATAGCGGACAATATCGGGCAGCTGGACATTGAGATTTACGACCGCATCAGCTACATTGAGGACATAGCCGCCAAGGTTAGTACCGTTGCCAAACGGAAAAAAGTGAGCCTTGTGGTCATTGACTACTTAGGTTTATGCAGCACACGCGAAAGGGTGCAAAGCGAAGAGGTGAGGGTGAGCCGTATCAGTTGGAAGTGCAAGCAGATGGCGAAGCGTTCAAACGTGCCTGTAATGCTTTTATCGCAGCTATCTAGGGAAGTGGAGAAGCGAGCAAATAAACGCCCTCAGCTTTCAGATTTGCGCTATTCAGGGGCAATAGAACAGGATGCGGACATGGTGCTTTTTCCGTGGTGGAGCCAACGCTATGAGATGTTAGATGAGAAGGGGCAATACTACGGCTTAATCGACATAGCGAAATACCGGAATGGAGAACCGTTAGAGGTTGGTGGGTTGGTGTTTGAAGGCCGCCACGTTAGATGGGGGGAAGATGGGGGGATGCTGACCGTTCCGGCTGCTTCATCGAATGTGACGAGAACTCAAAGCGATTTACCTTTCTAGCATGAGGTTTACACTTTGCATAAAGGGCAAGCCCGACCGCGACTACGGAACGCTTCAGGAGGCTGAGAAGATCATCGAGAAAGAGCTAGGGGCTTTTGATAAGATCAACGATTATTTGCAGAGGGGTAAGCACGTCAGGCGAAGCTATGTGTGCTCGAGGGGAAATGCGATGGTGATGATTGACAAGTGATGCAAATAGTATCGGATTTATTTTGTAGCTTTGCTGCAAACAAAACCTAAAGCGATGAGCGATATTTTTGGGGATCTTGATGAAATGGATATAAAGGGCAGCATCTTCCGTCTACCTAGAGAGGTATACTACCACGAAGATGATCTTTTATACACTAATCCTAAAGTATCACTTGACGGGGTGGATGGAGAAGCCGAGTGGGTTTGCTTTTACCTTCATGCAGTTGTACTTGAAGAAGCTCTTTACTTCCAATACTACGGGGAAGACGGCAACACGCTTTCACTAGATGAAATCCAACACATGATGGAAGAGCCTTTTACTTTTTACCATGCCTGAGCCAAAGTACACCTACATCATCAGCGACCCCCACGGCAACACGCTCGGGGGAGCTACAACGATGAAAAAGGCGTTGGCGATGCTCAGCGCACTCACGCTCGATGACGTGGAGATAGAAAGCAAATGGGAATGCGGGGATATTATCTACCGCTACCAACTGACCAACTACCACTACATCGACAAAATCACATTAAACCAAATTTGACCATGTACAAAGCTCAAAACCAATACGGAGTTAGAAGGCTCTTCCATCATTTGACAGAGGCCTGCGAGTTCGCGGGCAAGTCGTACCACTCAGTCTACCGAGCCTTCAAGCTTGGAAAAGCGGTAGACGGGATTGAAGAGGTGGATCAGAGCGAGGTATACACACTCAACAGGGAAGAGGTGGAGCGGATTGTTGAAAACAAACTAGAAGAATGTAAATACGTTTACACTCACATGGAGCCTGACGGGTCAATCCTTTTTGTTTAGTACCTTTGGATTCAGATAACTGAATTAAACTGATTATGGCAGACGGAAGAGCAAACAACGGAGGGAAAAGCACTAAGTCTAAAAAAGCCGTTGACAGAAGGAAGAGGATGAGTTTTGATAATCCCGATGTGTTCAATGAGTTTTTTGAAGGGCTGAAAGAACAGATGTATTATTTTTATGATGCAGCAAGAAAGGAGTTTTATGAGAAAAACCTAAATCATGGGATGTTTTATGTTTACTTTCATTACTTAGATGGAGAGCTTGTTTATATCGGTAAAGGCTCTAAAGAAAGAGTTTATTCATGGAATTGCAGACTAGGTGAACACAAAGACTTAATTCAGCAAAATAAGATTGATGTTAAAATTATCGCTAACAACTTAGATGAAGATAATGCGTTTTTAATTGAATCTGCATTGATAAAAGAATTGAATCCAAAATTTAATGTTCGTGGACGGGAGAAAGAATAATAAAGGGACAATAGGCAACAACGGAGGCCGAAAGCCCAAGGTAGAGGAGCAGAAGCTAATCGAAAAGCTTTCGCCCCTCGAACCCGTTGCACATGAGGCATTGAAAGATGCACTTGCCGAAGGTAAGCCGTGGGCGGTTAAGCTATTCTTTGAGTACCTATACGGCAAACCCCGTCAATCGGTAGACGTAACGAGCGAAGGCGCGGGCATAGTGGTGCCTGAAATTATATGGAGGCAGCCGAAGGACAAATAGAACTCGATCCAAAGTATTCGGACTTATACCTAAACCCACCACCGCACAAGGTGACAATACTAACGGGCGGGCGCGGCTCGGGAAAGTCTACCGTAGTATCTCACTTCCTGAACCTACTCACCTTTCAACGCGGGCACGTTATCTTATTCACCCGTTACACCATGCGAGCCGCTGAGATTTCCATTATTCCAGAGTTCACGGCTATGATGGACAAGCTGGGCAATAGGCATCATTTTGACGTAACGAGCGATGAGATAGAAAACAAGGTCACAGGGAGCCGTATTCTATTCAGAGGCATAAAGACAAGCAGCGGAAACCAAACGGCCAACCTGAAGAGTATTCCAGGGCTTACGACCTTCGTAATTGACGAGGGCGAGGAGTTCTTAGATGAGGACGCATTCAATACCATTAGCCTTTCCATTCGTTCAATGCTGCATCCTAACCGCGTGGTATGGGTGCAGAATCCGAGCCACAAAAAGCACTTCATCTACAAAAGGTTCATTCAAGGCGGGGAGCCGTGTACACACATTCACACGACATA